AACAACAACAAGCAAGTAATCAGCCAACTGAAGCCGTTGGTGAACAACCTCAAGCTCCTGAACAGCTTCAATGATTATATAGATATATTAATTACGAAGCAACACAAGATACTTGAGCAGACTGATAATGTAGTTATGCTTCATCGAGCACAAGGAGCAATAGCTACGCTTAACAGATTAAAGTTATTAAGGGATGAAGTAAATGGCAAATAAGAAAAAAGATGAAGATATACAAAAGGGAGAACAAGCTAAAGTTGGAGTCAAAGATTCTGATTTAACTCAACTTTCTAGAAATGACCTTATGACTGAACTGTATCGTAGGGGTCGTACACCTGAAGATGTAATGACAGGTAGAAATCTTACAGGTCCTGAGATTGAAGCAGTAGCTACTTTAAATGAACTTAATAAGGGTGGTATGCCTAAACAAATGGAAATGTTTGATAATGGTGGTCTTAAAGATGAAGGTGGCATGATTGATGAAGTATCAGGTAATGATGTACCTACAGGTTCTACACGAGAAGAAGTAAGAGATGATATACCAGCACAGTTAAGTGAAGGTGAATTTGTTTTACCTGCTGACGTAGTTCGCTTTCATGGCTTAGAAAAGATAATGGAATTACGTGATGAAGCTAAAGCAGGTCTAGCTAAAATGGAAGCTATGGGTCAGATGGGTAATAGTGAAGAAGCTACACTTCCTGATGAAATGCCTTTTAGTTTAGATGACCTAGATATGGAAGATGAAGACGAGCCACAAGAAATGGCAGATGGTGGCTATGTAATGGTAGAAGGTAAGCCTATGCCTATACCTAGAATAGGTGGACAGCTACCTCCAATAACAACTAGACCAATGCCTGAAACTAAAAATATGGCAGTGGGTGGTTTCACTAGTCCAACAGGTACATATCAAGTTCCTACTAATATTGCTACACAACCTTCTTACTTTCAGAACTATCAGCAATCAACTGCACCCTTTCAACCTTTTACTGGACAAACACAAACTCAACAACCTGTACAGCCTATTCAACAACAACAGTCTTTTCCATCCTTCCAAACATTAATGCCTACGGTTGGTGGTAAAAGAGAAACAATAGAATATAGAAATGATGCAGGACAAAAATTATTTATACCATTTGTAGATGGTAAGCCTATATATCCTATACCTGAAGGTTATAGTAAGTATACAGCAGAAGAAGAAGTTACTCCCAAAAAACAGTCTACTGTACAAACTACAACTGTAAGACAAGACCAACCTGATGGTGGAGATGATAATGTATTGTCTGGTACAAGTCAGGTTAGAGGATTAGATAATTCAATTGTAAGTACAGACTTTGCAAATCAAACACCTGATAAAGTAGCACAAAATATGGCAAATATGAGTCTTGCTGATAGAGGACTTGTTGTTGCAAATGCTATTGAGCAGTCTAAAGGTTACACAGGTCTTGCTAAAGGTGTGCAACAACTAGGTGCTGCTATAACTCCGGGTGTATTAGCAGGTAAAATGTATGGGCAAAAAACGTTAGACCCTAGAGATGTCTTAGGGCAGATAGGGCAACCTGACATGGCAGCTAAAGATGCTATAACAGGTGCTTTTGGTTATGATGTAAATACTTTTTCAGACCTTAGTGGTTTCGTAGATGACCCTTTAGCTGAAGAACGAGCAGAAAAAAATGCTATTGCACAAGCTATGGGTTTTAAAGATTTATCAGTAATGACAGATTATTATGGAATAGAGCCTACACATGTAAAGGGATATAAGCCGGGTCAAACTGACCCTACGCATGGTGGAATATATAGTGCTAATGGACAGGCTACTGATGCAAATGGTAATGTATCCTACAGTTCTATGGCAGATTTTGGAAGAGCTATGACTGCAAGTAGTAAGTCAGGATATTATGGTGGCGAAAAACAGGCTAAAGAAGATGCTAAAAATGGTAATAAAAATGCTAAAGACTTTTTAAATAATCTTGAAGTACAAACATTAACTAGTAAAGAGTCATTTACAGGAACACCAAGTGATACATTTGGCTACGATGAATCTCAAGGAACTAGCACTGGAGACACTGCAACAGATACTTCGATAAGTGATGTCGGTTCAGAAGAAGACCCAGACCAAGATGGTTCTAGTGATGCAGAATCTATGGGAGATGATGAAGGAATGGGTCCTACTGCTAAAGGTGGACTTGTTAATAAAAGAAAATCTAAACCCAAAAAGTATATGAAGCAAGGTGGATTAGCTTCACGTTAATAATCCACAATTAATTCATTGACTTAATCAATAAGTCGTGATATAATGGCTACTTATCCCCCAACAACAATAAATGGCTACGATAACCCCAAAGGAGAAAACTAATGGCTGAAGAAGCTACTAAAGAAATGGTGGAAGAAAACACACCTAAAAAAGCAATGTTTATGAATAGACCTTATTCTCAAGAGGAAAGAGTAAAGCGAGATGAAGAAGAACTTGCAAGGCTCGTTGATGAGCAGAAAAGTGCAGGTGAGACTAGCGAAGAGGAAACTCCGAGTGAAGAAGAACCGACTACTGCTGAAGAAAAAACTTTTAAGAAACGATATGGAGATTTACGTAGACACTCCCAAGAAAAAGAAAAGCAGTTTCAAAAACAACTCGATGAGTTAAAAGGACAGCTAGAGAGTGCTACTAAAAAAGAAATGAAGTTACCTAAGTCTGATGCTGATATAGAAGCATGGGCAAAGGATTATCCTGATGTAGCTAAAATTGTTGAGACTATTGCTATGAAGAAAGCAAGAGAGCAGTCAGCAGATATAGAAAGTAGACTACAGAAGATAGATGAGATGTCTGCTGATGCACAAAAAGAAAAAGCTGAAGCAGAACTAATGAGAATGCATCCTGACTTTGGTGATATTAGAGACAGTGATGACTTCCATGAATGGGCAGATGAACAACCTAAATGGGTACAGGAAGCACTATATGAGAATGACAATGATGCAAGGTCAGCCGCAAGAGCCATTGACCTCTACAAAGCAGACAAAGGACTTGGTAAGAAAACTACAACAAAGAGTGATAAGAGTGCTGCTATGGAAGTTGGCACAAAGTCTGCAAAGACAAAGGTTGATGCTTCTGATTCTAATAAAAGAATATTGGAATCTACTGTTCAAAAAATGTCCTCTGCACAGTATGAGAAACAAGCTGATGCAATAATGGAAGCAATCAGGTCAGGAAACTTTGTGTATGATGTATCTGGTTCAGCTAGATAAATTAAAAATAAAGTTGACAACAGAGAATTTATGTATATAACTATACATAACTAAAGGTATAACATAACCCCATGTTTGGATACTTATGTTATACTAATACCCTAACTTTAGAGATTACCCAATTATGTGAGCCTACACAGGAATCGCTATCCTACGTACAACCTCAACGCATGAATGGTCCTTATAAAGTAAATGACTAAAACTATAGTACACGTTCTGTGTACATATGATAAATGTTTAAGGAGATTTAAAAATGGCATTTACAGCAGCAGCTGGTTATGGTAATCTTCCTAACGGTAATTTTAGTCCTATTATTTACAGCAAACAGGTGCAACTTGCGTTCCGTAAGTCATCTATTGTCGATGCAATCACTAATAATGATTACTTCGGTGAGATTGCTAATATGGGCGATTCCGTTAAGGTTATCAAAGAACCAGAAATAACAGTCAAGGCATATTCTAGAGGAACTACTATTACTCCTCAAGACCTTGATGACGAAGAATTTTCACTTAATATTGACAAAGCTAATTACTTTGCATTTAAAGTGGATGATATTGAGGAAGCTCATTCGCATATTAACTTTCAACAGTTAGCATCTGATAGAGCAGCCTATAGACTAGCCGACCAATTTGACCAAGACGTACTTGGTTATATGTCAGGTTATAAGCAATCATCTATACATGGTGCTCCAGATACAGCTAATACAACTACTAATGGTAGTGTAGCTGTTTCAACAGCCGGTTCTGACGAACTCTTATCTTCAATGAAAATTGATGCTTCAGACTTCGGTGGTTCTGCTGGAGATGCTGTAGCTATCTTACCAAGAACAGGTGGAGCTACTACTGCTGCTCCTGCTAATGGAGATAGAAACCCATTGACAGTGATTGCTAGAATGTCAAGACTACTAGACCAACAGAATGTTGATACTAACGGAAGATGGTTAGTGTTAGACCCTGTATTTATTGAAGTACTAAAGGATGAGGACACAAGATTGTTTGATGCAGACTTTGGTGGTTCAGGACTACAGAATGGTTTAGTTCTTAATAATCTACACGGATTTAAAGTGTATCAGTCAAATAACCTACCAAGTATAGGAACAGGACCATCTAATACAGGTGCAAACAGTTCTACA